GTATTAGCAGGGTAGTAGCAGGGGCATACTGTTGTACAGAAAATATTTAGACAGAGATACTCTACTACATCTACAAGCCATTAAACAGTCTGGGGTCATTGAGACCCACAGCCTGTTTGCTACCGCTCAGTCTGTACTGTTAGTGGAGCCTGTTGACAGACTACTATCTCGGCGCTCCCTTAAAAATAATAGTCCGCGCCCCAGTTTAATTTAAAATCCTAACTGGCTAGCCTGTTCACCATACTGACGGGCCGTAAATGGCATGGCAGTAAAGCCCATGAAAAGACTGGGCTTGACAGCCATGCAGTGTGGGAGATGTAGTTGGAAATACTAACTACAGAAAGGTAGTTATGAAACACTGTTCAGAATGCAAGTTCGATATAGACGCTATCTCCGCAATCGACTGCAATGAGCATAAATGGCACAACGAAACGATAGACGATATGTGTTGTCTATGTGGGTTAGACGCTGAAATGCTGGTGAAATGATGAAGCATTATATTCTAGTCCATGAGTTCGATACAGGCTGTCCAGCCCACTACGAGCACTTCCAAGGAACTGGGTTCCCCTGCCCAGTATGCGGAGTTGAACTGGTAAAAATAGGAGAAGGAGTAGGGGAATGAGCGAACAACAGGGCATCTCAGTCACTAATGCATGCTATCACTGCTACATGCTCAACGAACTCTGCATGGACTGTGAGGATAATCGCCTAACTAGAGAAGCGATTATGGCCCATGAGATAGTAGATGATGGTTCCGACATCTACAGATACGCTCCTATGTACACCAGCCTCACCAAGATAGATAAACAAGAGTCAGGCCATGAATGGGTTGGCTCAACAACCAGAGTAGAACCGTACTTTGTATGGGTTACTCAGTCGTGGGAGGACACCCGAGAGGAGTTCCTCCCACCAATTACAGTGATAACAGACCGTCTGTTTGAACTAAACATGGAAATGCCACCAAACTCAATGGTGTGCCAAACCTGCCACTACACATGCAACAAGCATGCTGTATGTCCAAACTGTAACTAACCATCTAGGGCAGCCCCGTCACGAGTGACGGGTGCTTAGCCCAATCAACCAACTACTAGAAAAGGAAATAACATGTCAAATACATTCACATTCAGCGGTTCAATTGTCAAGGCAGTGAAAGATTACAATAATGTTATCAAAGCAACTGTAGTAGACCGCCGCTTAGAATATACACCCAACGGCGATATGGCTAGCAAGTTCACTGCAAGCCGTCAAATTACCATCACAGACCCTGCAATCCAAGCATGGGTTCGTGAAAATCTAATCAACTCCAGCGAGTCTGAATTCGCTGTAAACATTGAAGGGTATATGACTTCAACATTCTCTGAAAAGAATGATAAGTGGTATGAAAACCAGGTAGTAACCAAGTTATCTCTTGTCTAATCTATCCGCAGGTGGTGGGGGCTTCGGCTCTCACCACCTGCTTTTTTAGTGCGCGGGTATTCGTATAAGTTCAGACAACTGAAAGTAGGTAGCAATGCTAGACACAAAGGATAATACAGTTTACTGTGGGGACTGCTTAGTTCCTATTAGCCAATGCTCACACAAAAGGAGATAGAAATGATACTAGATTCAATGACCCTATTCGCAATGCTTATTGCTTTAAGTACATCTATAGCAGTCATAGCCCTTGCTATCAGACAGAATGCAGTACTAACTAAAGAGAATATGAGACTGCGCAGGGAACTACGCAAGACTAGAAGCGTAGATTACTACATGCCAAAAGCAGACAGTAACTACTATGACCCAGACCTAACAAGAGATGACCTATGGACAACCAAGTAAAGTATCTAACATACGATTGCCACTCATGTGGCATCGCTATTTTAGTAGATGTAAATAGAACAGCGCCAAGAAACTACTGCCAAGCCTGCGCTTGGGCAAAGATAGGAGCAACACATGTCATACACAGTTGAAGAAATAGCAGAACTAAATGAATCAATGGAGGCTGCAATCCTGTCCATCAAAGCAGCCAACAATATCTTAGAAGAAATGATGGCAACAGGACGCATCTATGTGGAGGAAGAATAAATGACAGAGCAAGAAGTAAGAAGCATTAAGAATGCAGCAACAGAATACGCCAAGAAGTTCCTAACATTTAAGTACCATGAAGAATACCAAGAACTATACAGAGCATACTGCATTAATCGTGGTGTTAATACAATTAAAGGGTATACAAAAGTTCCAGTAGATGAAAGACTATTGATTAAGGAGTAACAAATGAAGTTCGTTATCATATGTATGCATTGCTGGAAAGGTACAAAATATGACGCACTAGATGAGGTAACGGGATTACCTTGCGATAAGTGTGGAGAAATACTATGAGCACACCATATGTTCCACCATATTGTGAAGTATGTGAACAGTATAACTATGTATGTGATGACTGTGGACTATGCAAAGAGTGTGATGATTGTGAAGAAGATGATGAGTAAATGATTACTTTGGCTATTGCACTATCTATTGCTGCACCCTACACGATAGACGGAGACACAATAGTTATCAACAATAAACATATAAGAGTTTTACAAGTTGATACACCTGAACTAAGTGAGTGCTATGGACAAGCAGCCAAAATATTTACCCAAAACTTTTTAAAAGGTACTGAACAATTAACTATTAAATCAGATAACAAACTAAACAGTACAGATAAATACGGACGCAACCTAAGATATGTATTCAAAGGCAACAGAAATCTAAGCATAGAATTAATTAAGTATGGATACGCAAAGCCATATTTCTTTAACAATATGCAAGGTAAGTATGCAACACTCATTAAAAAATATGCTAGACAAGCACAAGCAAATCGTTTAGGGTTATGGAACTGCAATGAAAGGATAAACAATGGGATATGAACCACCGCTTGAAGATGACATAGCACTAGACAAAGACATAGAAGATGACAGTGATGTATACACAGAACCAGACAGGATGTGGGGCGATGAATGAAGACGCTTGCTGCAGTCAATGCGGAACTTTATGCGACATATGTAACATGAAGGATGACGATGAATAAACTATTAGCAATATTTACTGCATGGTATGTAGCATTCTTATCGCTACTACCATGGCAGATAGCACCAATACAGACACACACAGAGCCTAAACCTACAGAGATGAGCGAGTTCCATTGGACACCTCGTGCTCTGAAACTATATGCAAAACAGTTCATGAAGATGGCATATCCCGAATGGAATATGTCTGAGCACCGTGCACTAATGAAACTATGGGGAAAAGAATCAGCCTGGAATCCAGCAGCAGACAACCCAAACAGTTCTGCATTTGGTATTCCACAGTTGTTAAACCTTGACCCATCAACGCCAGCCCCGCTCCAGATTGAGCGTGGGCTGGCATACATTCAGCACAGATACGAGAAACCATCAGTTGCTTGGTCACATTGGCGAAGTAATGGTTGGTATTAAGGATAAGTAAATGATAGAAGGAACAGTAGGTAATCCAGAACTACGACAAGCAAAAGAGTTGGCCAAACAAATATACAGTGGAGATGATTTATCTATCCATTATTTACTTGGTTATCTATGGGCAACATGCACCAAAGAACAACAACAAGATGTGTTGGAATCCCTCCAACGCTACACAAAAGAAAAGGAAAGCAAATGACAGTAACACTAGAGCAAGTAGAACAGTTCTATTCAGAACTGCTCAATGAAAACGGCGCAGAAGAACAACTGCTAGAACAACGCAAGCGATTGACAGATGCAATCTATTTTCAGATTGATTCAGATACAGCACCAGATGAGCAGCACATTGCAGAGGTAGCAGCAGGACTCAAGAAAGATATCCAGTTGCGTGACTTTGTGCTAGGTCTACCATCTGAGCGTCCAATTGCAGCGGTCAATACATACCTTGCATACTTTATGGATGTAATTCCAGGTGATTTCATTGCACCAGTTGCTAGTATCTTGGCTGCAAATCTTTATTCAATTGAAGAAGATGAATCAGCAAAGGAAGTACTATCACAGGCATTAGAAAGCAACCCTGAATATTCACTAGCAAAGTTACTTATGCGTGTATTCAATTCAGGTTGGCCAGCATCAGCGTTCACCGCTATGACATACGAACTACACCCAAAGGTTAAAGAAGGTATGGGTATCTAATCATGGGATTGGATATGTATCTCTATGCCCGTAAAGGTATAGCATCTATTGACTGGCAGCCAGAGAAAAAACTTAACGCTGACTACACAATACTAACCTCCCTTATGGGGGCAACAGAATGGGCTTATGACCCAGAAGAACTAGCCTTTGCGCAGGTATCTATTCAAGTTGGATACTGGCGTAAAGTTAATGCTATCCATAACTGGTTCATTGATAACCTAGCAGATGGAGAAGATAACTGTCAGCCAGTCTATGTGCCTCGTAGTTCTTTAGTTGACCTAAAGATTCTATGTGAACAAGTGTTGGCAGACCACAGTAAAGCAGATACACTACTACCAACAGGTGGTGGCTTCTTCTTTGGCAGCACAGAGTATGATGAATGGTATTTTCATGGTCTTGAAAAAACCGTAAGAATACTAAGTAAACTAATTGAAGATGTACCCGAAGGATGGGCCTTCGAGTATCAGGCTTCATGGTAAAGAAAGGGACGCATGACTACAGCAGATGTAGTAAATAAAAGAAACCGCTCAGCCTGGATTAAAGCAGGCGTAGCGGTAGAAGCAACAAGCGCAGCACAAGTAGCCGAACAAGCAGGACTTAACTGGACTGTTGGCTTATCCGATATGCACACCTCAGACTTCTTGCATGTACCTAAAAAGCAAGCAGTCGTAAAGAAACAAGATGGAAATGAATCAGTCATTGGTGTAGTGGGCAGCAAATACAAAGTCTTTCAGAACTCTGAAGTCTTTGGCTCATTAGATGGATTGATTGACTCAGGCGAGGCTCGCTATGCAGCAGCAGGTGAGTACGATGACGGAGCAAAAGTGTGGATGCTCATGTCATTACCCCGTGAAATGGAAATCTCAGGTGACCCACACGCAGCCTTCTTACTAGCCAAGACTAGTCATGATGGTTCGTCATCAGTAGTCATCCGCCCTATCATTGAGCGATTGTTTTGTGCAAACCAAATCAATCGTATTTTTAGAGCCAAGAACAAAGCACATACTTATACCCTGCGTCACACACAAAACGCAGTGCTATCAGTATCTGATATGCGAAACCTTCTTGACCTAACCTATTCAAGCATTGACATGTATACCAACCTGGCTAACCATCTTATCCAGCGTGATGCAGACATTGCTAAAGCAACCGCATACTTCAAGAAAGTATGGGCATTGCCTACCAAGATTGAGCAATCACCTATGCACCTACTCAGCAAGGGTGAGAAGAATGCTAAATCCCGTGCCCTCAATGCACGGCAGAAAGCATTTGCTATCTACTCAGATAGTCCTACACAAGAGAACATCCGCAATACAGAGTTTGGTTTATGGCAATCAGTAGTAGAGTATGCTGACCATCACTCTCAAAAAGATGCTAGCATTGCTACCCTAGCAGGGCGCAATGATGGTATTAAACTTCGAGCACTAGAACTACTCTCAATCTAAGGAGAAAGATGTACTTAAATCCAATTACAGTTGATGGTATAACCTACAACTTCACAGAAGAATCACTCAAAGAACTAATCAAGAGTGAGGCAAACCTAAAAAGAAAGCATGAAGCAGTATCTACTGAAGCACAAGAAGCATATAGAAAACTTGTCGGCACACGAGTTAAAGTATATGATTTCTTTTCAGAAGCATTTGATGATGGTTCAGATGAGGTAACAGTTACACGTGATGACGTGAACGAATTACTAGAGTCAATCGGTTCAGATGTACTTACTACAACTTGGTCAGCAACTGTAGAAATTACAGTTACTGTTACTGGAATCAAGGCTACCTCCCCTGAGGAAGCCGAAGATATCATTACGGACAACATCGAAGTCAGCGGTTACGACTTAGATTTGCACGACCCAGATGTACGTGTAAGTGATATCGAACGCGAGTAACCAACATCCATAGTCGCTATCTAATGCATAGGTGTTTATTCATTTCTACTATGTGTTAGACTTGGGGATGGGTGGTCCCGCCATCCGCGGACACGGGACACTAAATAACAAGGAGAGTAATGCCAACAGAAATTGAAAGAGATAGATACGGACGACCACTAGTTGTCCCACCTACAGGTGGCAAGCCAGTTGCTTATACTCGTGCAACAACTATTGCCAACAGTTTAGATGATGCTTCTGCATTAACAGCATGGAAGATGCGTATGGCAGCAATAGGTTTAACAAGCAGACCAGACCTATTGTTAGCCATTGGTGTAGCAGGAGATAACAATAAGTTAGTTAATGCTTACATTGAAGAAGCAATGGAAGTAGCAGGCGCTAGTAAGGCAGCCACTATTGGCACAGCAATCCATGCACTAACAGAAAAACTAGACTTAGGTTTAGAGTTAGGTATATTCCCAGAACAATGGATGCCAGACATCAAAGCCTATGAAGCAGCAACAAGTATTCTTACTAAGATTTACATCGAACAATTTACAGTGCTAGACAAGTATAAAATTGCAGGCACACCAGATAGAGTTGTTGAATATAAAGGCGAAAGATTTATTGCAGACTTAAAGACGGGGCGTATTGACCATCCAAATAATATTGCTATGCAGTTAGCAATCTATGCTAACGGGTCCCCGTATATGTCGGATACGGGAACCCGCGGTACGTGGGGCGATATCAATAAAGAGAAAGCAATTATTGTTCATGCCCCAGCAGGGACAGGAACATGCAAACTAGTATGGATTGACATCAAAGAAGGATGGAAAGGTGTACAGTTTGCAATGAAAGTAAGAAAGTGGCGAGACCAAAAAGGGTTAGCCACTCCATTCGAGCAAGGAGAAGATAGTGCCTAGCACAGAAGCACCAATCAGTATCACAGTAAAAACAGCAGCAGGTAGTTTAGTTACAGTACGAGCAGAAAGCGGCGAGGAACTAGACCAGATTGTTGCGCTATCAGTACATGCAATCGCATCAGCAGCACAGGAACTAGAGTCAGCAGTGCGTGGTGCATCAGCACAAACAACACAATCAGTTGCTGCAGCATTCAATGCCAACATCATTGAAACGGGAACAACAATTCCTGCCCAAGAATATACACAACCAGCACCAGTACCAGTATCTACTATTGGTGGGCGTGCATGCGCACATGGAAAGATGACAGCAATCCAAGGTATGGGTAAAGACGGCAAGCCATACAAGGGTTACTTTTGTCCAGCACCGAAGGGTGCTTTTGATAAGTGTAAGAACCAGTACGTTGTGGTTCAGTCACCAGAGTGGAACACATTCGTTCCAGAACAGATTAAGTGAAAACACTTAGACGCTCTATAAACAAAGCAGAGGTGGGTGGCGAACCATTGCCACCCGCTTTTGCGGCGTTTGAAAGAGCAGGAATTATTCTGCGTAGAGCAGAGGTAACTGTAGTTGCAGGCACTCCAGGTGCAGGTAAGTCATCAGTTGCATTGGCTATCGCTGCGAAAACAAAACATCCTACACTTTACTTTTCAGCAGATACCAATGCACACACAATGGCTATGCGTTTGATTGCCATGACAGGCAAGATGACACAAGCAGCAGCAGAACAGTTACTTAAAAACAATCCAGCAAAATCACATGAGATACTACAACTAAACAATCATTTGTTCTGGTCATTTGAATCCAGTCCTACACTCAAAGACTTAGATGATGAAGTCTCAGCCTTTGAAACAGTGTGGGGTAAAAGTCCAACCCTTATTGTTGTAGACAATCTAATGGATGTAGCAATGGATGGGTACGATGAGTTCGGTGCAATGCGTGCCGTTATGAAAGAACTTAAGTATTTAGCCAGAGATACAAATGCAGCAGTCTTAGTACTGCACCACACTAAAGAAGGATTCGATGGCTATCCTTGTCAGCCACGCAGTGCAGTGCAAGGAATGGTCAATCAGATTCCAGCAATGGTCCTTACAATTGGTCAGATGAAACAGGGAGATGACACATACTTGTGTGTTGCTCCAGTTAAGAACAGATACGGACGAGCAGACCAAACAGGTAGTAACTATGTTAGTCTTTCATTCGACCCAGAATCTATGTACTTAGAAGATGTGGCAATCAGATACCAACAAGAGGGAATAATGTGAGCAGTGCAGCCAAACGTAAAGGTACACAAGGCGGAGAAATACCAGCAGTTAATTGGTTAAGAGATAATGGTTTCCCATATGCAGAACGCAGACTAGCAGGTAGTCACCTAGACAGAGGCGACATAGCAGGAGTCAATGGAGTAACCATAGAAGTAAAAAACCATATTAAATTAGACCTTAGCACTTGGCTAAAAGAATTAGAAATAGAAATGATTAACGACCAAGGTTGGACAGGTGTTGTCCTCCATAAGAAAAAAGGAACTAAAGATGTTAACGAATGGTATTGCACTATGCCAGCCAAAGTATGGCTGGATTTAATTAAGCAGGCTATGCATGGACGCGAAGCATAGTATTGCAGATTACTTAAGATACATTGGCGCAACCGTGCCTCCAGAGGGCAGCGGTTGGCGCAAAATAAAATGTCCGTTTCATGAAGATGGACATGCATCAGCAGGTATAAACTTTGATGAGAACAGATTCAAATGTCATGGCTGTGGTGTAGGTGGAGATGTATACGATTTAATTATTCAGAAGCAAGGAGGTACATATCGTGAGGCTATCAAGTTCGCACAGACAATTTCTCTTGCAGGCGACTCACCAGTACGCAAGCCAGATACATTTAGCAACAGATTATCTGGCAACCCGCAATCTCTCGGTAGGAGAGGCGCAGCGATTTCATCTAGGAGTAGTAAAGGACGCTCTGCCAGGACATGAACAATATATGGATAGGCTAGCCATTCCATACATCACGCCATCAGGCGTAGTAGATATCAGGTTCAGAGCAATGAACGGAGCAGACCCCAAGTACATGGGTATGCCAGGTGCAAAAACCAGTATGTTCAATGCACAAATAGTACTTACTGCATCAGATTATATCTGTGTGACAGAAGGAGAAATAGATTGCATAACAGTCAGCACCAAGACCAGTCATCCAGCAGTAGGTATTCCAGGTGCAAACAATTGGAAACCTTTTTATACAAGAATCTTAGATGACTTCGATACAGTAATCGTACTAGCAGATGGAGATGCCCCAGGGCTAGAGTTTGGCAAAAAGATAAGCAAAGAGTTGGGCAATGTAAACATTATTCAAATGCCAGAAGGCCACGATGTAAACAGTATCGTGCATAAAGAAGGAGTGGATTTTATCAATGAGCGAATCTCTAGATGCCTCAGTTCCTAGTGAAGATAATGTATGGGAATTTATTAAAGACCATCCACGAATTCTTGGGCTGCCAGTATCAGATAAGCAGGGGCTAGACCTACTCAATGCACTACGGGATGTGGCTGAAATGATTCATAAAGACCAAGACATGGCACACAAAATGCTTACCATGATAGCCACAGTTATAGTGGCAGCAGCCACAGGTAGTGGCAACGAGACTATTGAAGAACTGCTAGTAGCAGAGGCAATGCATAAGTTCGATACAGAGGCAAAGGAGATACTCAATGAAAGACCCGAATGACTTTGAAGATATTCTAAAAGAACTGCGTATTATTATGATACGTAAACATGCAGACTACGGTCCGTTAAATATCTCCAATGCCCCAGGCGGGGCAATGAATGGGCTGCTTGTTCGCATGCATGACAAGATGGCACGACTAGAGAATCTTTACTATAAAAACAACGACACGCCCAACTACGAATCTATACAGGATTCCTTTATTGACTTAGCAAACTATGCAATAATCGGACTATTGGTACAAAGAGGACAGTGGGAAGGCGTTAATTAGTTAATGTATCTAGATGAGTACGAGGCAATGGTGATTGCCCTTGCCGCTGAGTACCACCGCAAGTACCCTATTACTGAACAATCAGATATCCAACAGGTACTATGGCTGTGGTTTGTTTCTCATCCACAAAAATACAAAGAGTGGTCAGAGTTAGAACAAAAAGACAAAGACAAACTTATAGCCAGGTCTCTACGCAATGCAGCAATTAAGTATTGTGAACGAGAGAAAGCCAGAAAGATTGGCTATGAACTGCTTGACTTGTACTACTACAACTCATCAGTTATTGAAGCCTTCCTGCCATCTATCATTGCAGAATCATATGAGATTCCAATAGCAATCAAAGACTTAAACTATAAGTTTTCTAAAGGCGAAAGCAATGATACAAACAACTGGTTAGTACTACGCTCAGACATAGCCACTGCCTACTACAGATTGTCAGATGCAAAACAAAATGTTCTTCGTATCAAATACTCAGCAGAAAATGTAGAGTGGTCTGACTTAGCACAAGAACTATCTACAACAGCAGATGGTGCTCGCATGAAAGTGCAGCGGGCAATCAGTAGTTTAATTAGAAACATTGGCGGGCACAGGCCATACATAGAAGAAGATACTTTAGTAGAGGCAAATGATGACGAATCAGGAGAATGATAATGTCAAAGACATCAGAGAGTTACTACATCCAACGGATTACTCGCGTGCTATGGACCTGCGAGGAGAACCTATTGGAGATGTTTGCGTCTGTGGAGGGGATGTATTTCATGCGCTTGTTGCATTTGACCAAGGTGAACTATGCTTTTATTTCCTTGATGGAGAGTGCACTAACTGTGGCTCAATGGTCACACTCCCTTACCCAAAGAACGAGGAGATTATCTAATGCCTTTGTTTGATTTTAAATGTGAGTGTTGCACAGAAGTAATAGAGATTAACGAAAACATTCCACCAGCCTGCCCTACTTGTGGTGAAATCATGCAGCGTATATGGTCAGTACCAGCGGTCAAGTTTAATGGCTCAGGCTTCTACTCAACAGGAGGATAAATGGAATACCCAGACTGGCAAGGTGAACCTAACTGCAGGAGTGTAGATTCAGAGGAGTTCTTTGTACCAGATGGTAGTTCTACATATAGAGATGTTAATATGCTTAAGAAAATCTGTAACAATTGTGAAGTTAAACAACAGTGTTTAGATTACTCACTTAAGAATGGTGTCTTTGGATACTGGGGTGGAACAACAGAGTTCCAACGTAGAGTACTAAGAAAGAAATTAAAG